GGAGGTGATGGCTGCCCTGGCCAAGATAATTGCGGCAAGGGAGGCGCTGATAAATCAGGGGCGAGAAACGGCAGAAAAGTAGATTGGCGGAATGGCTACCAGTACCCTTCGACACTACGGCTGCACGCAGCAGAACCTTGGCTCAGGGTAAAATCAATAATCAGTAACATTTAATTAGAAAAACCTATGCTAACCAAAGTAACAAAACCAGAGTATGGCCCCGATGGGCGCGTGCACGGATCGCGCATTGAGTATCGCCTGTTTGGCGTGTTGATTTACCTGAAAAGAATAGAGCCCCCCAAATATACCGGGGAGCCCTGTGATTTTTACATTGACTTCTGATCTGCTGTATCCTTTTTAAGGTCTTTTAAGGCAGCATTGAAGTCGTAAAAAGCTTTGGCGGTTTTGTTGATAAGTTTCGATTCGAGAATGTGGAGTTTGCGGTAGATAGCCACTTGGTTTTTCAACACTTCGTCGAGTTTTTTCAAAATTTCAGAATCCATAATAGTTCACATTTAAGGGTTAAGCACGGCAAATGTAGCTATTATTTTCTCGGCTGGCAGGCACGCGGGGTTCGAGCCCCCGGCGGGAGCAAAACGGTAGATTGGCGGAATGGCGACCAGTACCCTTCGACACTACGGCTGCAGGCAGCAGAACCTTGGCTCAGGGTAAAATGAGTAATCAGAGATAGGCAAGGAGTAAACAAAATTAACCCATTGAATTATGAGTAACCCAAATGAAAAAACCGGCCCCGGTATAGTGATTAATCTGGGGTCGCTAATTGAGCGATTTGAAATAAAAGTTGCTCCCGGTTGTGTATGTATTTGTGTAGGGCAATGCCGCGAAAAGTTAGTGAGTGATTTGCAGGCAGAGGTTGCAGAAGCCTTGATACGGTCAGTGCAAAGCGCTGCAGGAGCATTGCAAGCAACTCCCGGTGAGCATAGTACTCCGCATAAGGGGTCTGATTGATGGTGGAGTTGGCGAGCAGCTCAACTTCGTAGTCTATAATTGCCATGGTAAATGGATTGAGCTCCACTTTAGGGCCAATAATAGAAAGGGCATCAGATTTAAGTTTTTTCAGGACATTGTCCTTTGGTTCATTAGTAATCATAGCTACTTGATTTAAGGGTTTTTGACGAACTGCGAAAGTAGCTTTTTTCTCGGCTGGCAGGCACGCGGGGTTCGAGCCCCCGGCGGGAGCAAAACGGTAGATTGGCGGAATGGTAGATTGGTAAATCTGAAATGGTAATTCGTAATTCAAAAATCGCAACGCTTACAACCCTTACAACGCTTAAAACCCTATGATAGCAACTGCCCCTGCACCCTGCATAACTCTCGACGACTGGCTACAAGCCGGGCTAACATTTGAATTATACAAAAGCGACAAGAAGCGGGGCTACTTAGCTACTAATGGGCGAGCAGCTTATGGCAAGCGGGTAACTATACTATGGCACAGCATAGTGCGCGATGATCGGCGGCAGGCAATAGCAACATACTTGGGCTACGACCCGGGAGCATCGAGGCAGCACAATGCGCTTGCCGAACATTTTGAGATGCGGCTTGATGCGCGTGCTTGGTACAGTGGTTATCGGTTGGATGGTGGTGTGTTTGCTACACCTGCTCAGGTGGCTCAGTGGACGACCAATGCGAGTGTGCTGTGTGCGGTGCTCAAGCTGCACCAGTCGCGCACTGCTATGCACAAGCGATTGGGGCACACGCCGCGGGGGTTGTGGCCGAGCATAGCGGCCGATTTGCGGCAATTGAACACATGGCTGCAGGCCGAGCATGGGGTGGCGCATAGTGTGCCTACCAGTGTGCCGAGGCTAAAGGAGGCAGTAAGACAATTTGGGCAGCAGGGTTGGGAATACTTGGTGGATGGGCGTGCGCAGAACAAGAATAGGCAGAAGGTGAGCTCGGAGATGATAGAGCTATGGCAATCTATATATGCGGGTCAGCGAGAGCAGAAGCCCGATTTTGCGCAGGTACACCATATATATAGTGCATTCTTGCGGGGTGAACGGGAGGTTGTATGCCATCAGACGGGCTTGGTGTATGATAGGCAGGCACCGTGCTACACACCTGTGGGGCGCAGCACGGTGTATAACTACCAGAGCGATTGGGAGCATGGTGCTGCGGGCAGGCTTGCGCGGCAGGGCGACAGCCAGAAGGTGCTCACGCAGCTGATGCCGCACCACCGCTTGGAGCAGCCGCGCTTTGCGGGCAGCATCATAAGCGTTGACGACCGTCAGCCGCCCTTTGCCTACAACAAGGAGAAAGACAGGATGTGGTTTTATAATGGTATAGACCTTGGCAGCGAGGCATTTACCTGCTGGGTGTATAGCCAGCACAAGAAGGATTTGATATTGCCATTTTATAGGCAATTGGTGCGCAACTATGCTGCATGGGGTATGAATTTGCCGCATGAGATAGAGTGCGAGATGAGCCTAAATAGTGCCTATCGGGAGAGTTTTTTGGCCGATGGGGTGATGTTTCAGAAGGTGCGGATGGAGGCCAACAAGGCACGGGCCAAGCGCATAGAGGCTTACTACCGGCCATTGCGCTATCACTACGAGAAGCGTAGGGAGGGCTGGCTTGCGCGGCCGTTTGCGTTGAGCGAGAGCAATCAGCCTGGGCGCGACAAGCCCACCATACTCACTCCGGAGCGCATAGTGCAGGAGTGCCTTATAGACATAGAGCGATGGAACAACAGCCCCCACAGCAATCAGGAGCTGCATGCGGGTATGACGCGCTGGCAGGTGTTTGAGCAGAAGCAGCATCACAACCTAACGCCTACCAACTGGGCTGGCATATTGCCGCTTGTGGGCTACCGGCAGCCCAGCAGCATGCACAAGGGCCGCATAATGCTACAGCGGCAAGAGCGGGTAGTGGGCTGGAATGGCAGAGTAGCTCTTGGCAACGACCTTATAGATATAATGAAGCAGATAGAGGGGCGCGATGTGGTGGTATATTGGATAGATGATGTGCCCGGCGGCAATGTGCTAAAGGCTATGGTGTATGACGGCGATGGCAGGCTGGTGTGCGAGCTGCTGGACGACCTGAAGTACCAAAAAGCTGCATTGGAGCAATCTGCTGCCGATATGGAGAGGCGGGAGCTTACCAGCAAGTACGAGACTACGGTGCGCACTTGGCTTGAGCGCGGGCGCAAAGCCATAAAGAAGGTAGTAGTGATAGACCATACTATTGATAAGCCCTACAATAGCGGCAAGCAGTTTTGCATACCGGGGCTGCAAAAGTACCAGCCCACCAATGAGCCGGCACGCAACCTTGGCTATATAGCCGACCCACAAGACGACGATAGTGCCTATGGCTACGCCTTGGAGCAAGAGAGCATAATAGATACCGACAATACACTTTCGAGATTTTAAATAACCCTTAAAAAACCCTTACAAGATGATTACAACTGAATTTAAACTGAAGGTATTGGATGCGCTGGTGCAATATCGCAAGCGATTTGACGGCACCGAAAAAAACTTTGCCATACGGCTGGGTATGCGGCCCGAGATATGGAGCACCCTAAAGGGCAACCCGGAGAAGGTAGATGCCAGCCTGGTGAAAGATGCCAAGTGGCTGGAGTGGGGCAGCCTGCTGGATGTAACAATAAAAAAACGGCGGTGGAACACTGCGGAGACCGATGTGCTGAAAGTGATACGGCACGATGCTACCTTCTGCAAAGAGAACAGCAAGAGTATGATGCTTGTAGATGATCCGGAGATAGGCAAGAGCCACACGGTGAAGTGGCTGCGCGCCAATATGGACAACTGCTTTGTGATAGATTGCAGCCAGGCCAAGACCAAGCGCACCTTTATCAAAGCGTTTGCCCGGGCTTTGGGTCTGGAGGATGGGGGGCGCTATGATGACATAAAGAACAACATAAAATATTATCTAAACAGTGTGGCAATAAAGCCCCTGGTGGTGCTGGATGAGGCGGGCGATTTGGAGTATCCAGCTTTTTTGGATTTGAAGGAGTTTTGGAATGCTACCGATGGCACTTGTGGCTGGTATATGATGGGAGCCGATGGATTGCGTGCCAAGATTGAGCGGGGCATAGAGGCCCGCAAGGTGGGCTACAGGGAGTTGTTTAGCCGCTACAGCAGCAGGTATGGCAAGATAGTGCCGAGCGTTGCAGAGCAGCGGGTGCAATTTTACCGGAAGCTGGTGGCCGATGTGCTTGCTGTGAATGTGAGCGACAAGAGCTTGATACCGCGCATAGTGGGCGAGTGTATGAAAACCGATGCTATGGGCAAAATGGGCGGGCTGCGGCGAGCCGAATCGCTGGTGATATTGTATGAGGAGCAGGCAAAGAAACTTGTAGCAACAGAAAACTAAGCGATATGGCAACACGGGCATATACAGTGCAAGACCTTTTGCAGCGCAAGTTTCGCACGCTTGGCTGGGGCAGCTCATGGGCCGATGCCTTTGGCTATCCGGAGTCGACGGGCTTGTGGTTTGTGTGGGGCCAAAGCGGCAATGGGAAGACATCGTTTGTGGTGCAGCTCATGTGCGAGCTTAGCCATAGCTACAAGATATTTTGCAACACTCTGGAGGAGGGCATGGGGCTAACGCTGCAAGAGAAGCTGCGAAATACACACCTTACGGGATGTGTGCGCAACATACATTTTGGGATGGAGACCATAGAAGAGCTTAGTGTGCGGCTGGAGCGCAGGCGCGCGCCACAGGTGGTAATTATAGACAGTGTGCAGCAAAGCGGCATAAGCACTACACAGGCAAGGCTGCTACGGATGCAGCACCAAGATAAGCTGATCGTATTTGTGAGCCAGGCACGGGGGCGCGGGCCCAGCGGCAAGGTGGCCGACGGCATACGCTACATGGCCGACCTGAAAATATGGGTAGAAGGCTACCGCGCCATAAGCAATGGCCGCTACAATCCCGGCGGCGTATATACAATCTGGCCCGAAGGCGCAGCCGGATACTGGGGCGAGAATGTGGTGAGTAGTTAGTGGATTGGTGGATTGGTGGATTGGTGGATTGGTGGATTGGTGGATTGGTGGATTGGTAGATTGGTGGATTGGTAGATTGGTAGATTGGTAGATTGGTAGATTGGTGAATCGTAAATCGTAACTCAAAAAACAATTATGTATGAAAACAAAACAAAGGGAACGGGTAGTGATGGGTCTGCTATTGGTGGCTATGGTGCTGCTGATGGTGCAGGCGGGCGATGGCCCCGGTTGGCTAATGCGCCAGGGTCTTATTACAGGTAGTGCCTTGCTCTTGATGGGGCTGGCGGTGGTGATACAACCCAAAAACGATGCGCCATGAGTAGCTGCATACGCTTGTCTTGGAAATACTTAATCGAATTCAACACAGAGCTTGAGCATCTGGATAGGGCGCTTGAGCGGATAGACGCTCGGCTGGTGGGGCCTGAGCGATTGACCAACTCCCAGTTTCAGCAACTGATACAGGAGCGCAACAACCTGCAGGCAAGGCGCGCCATATTGCGCAGCAAGATAGCCCGTGCACAGCAAAGCAGAAACCCATGGGGCGAACGCATAGAGATAGCCGTTGTTTGAAAATTACATTAATAAAAAACCTAAAAAAAATGAGCACAATTGATTTAGCAAACCTGAGCATTGAGCAGAAAATGGAACTCATGCAGCAATTGGAAGCCGAGGAGCAGAGCCGCCGGCAAAAGAAAAAAGACGATCGCGAGGCCTACAAGCAGGTGGTTGACGAGACCATCGTGGCAGTGTTTGAAGTGCTACGGGAGCTGAGCAGCCGCATGGCTGTGATGAAAAACTATGTGTATAACTGCTTTGGCGACATTATGGAGCTAAAGAAGGATGTGTATGGCGAAAAGATTGACGATCAATACAGCCACACCTTCACTACCAGCGATGGACGGCTGCGCATAAAACTGGGGCACCATGTGAGCGACGACTACGACGATACTGTGCAAATAGGCATAGAAAAAGTGAAGCGCTACATAAGCAGCTTGGGCAAAGACGAGGAGAGCAAGCAGCTTGTGGGAGCAGTGCTGCGCCTGTTGAGCCGCAACAAGGAGGGCAAGCTGCATGCAAGCCGTGTGGTGCAACTAAGCAAAATGGCCGACGATAGCGGCAATGCCGAGTTTGTGGAGGGGGTAAAAATCATTAGAGATGCGCATCGGCCCACCCGCAGCAAGAGCTATGTGCAGGCATGGTATCGCAGCACAGCAACCCACGAGTGGATAGCACTGCCATTGGGCATAACCGAGGCGTGAGTGGAGGAGTAGTAGATTGGTAGATTGGTAGATTGGTAGATTGGTGGATTGGTAATAATTGTAAATCAAAAAAGCTATGAGCAAGCGAAATATTGTATATCTGAGTGGCCCTATAACTGGGGTGGAGCATGCGAGTGCGCGTATGTTTGCGGCGGCGCAATCGGAGCTTGAGGCTAAGGGGTATGCGGTGGTGAACCCCATGAACTTGGCGCACGCCCACGATAGGAGCTGGGAGTGGTATATGGCAGTAGATATATTGGCAATGCTTGAATGCCACATAATCTGCCTGCTACCCAACTGGCACAAGAGCCGCGGAGCGCGCTTGGAGCATGCCATAGCCCAGCAGCGGGGCATGGCGTGCATGTACTGGTTTGAGCGGGTGGAGCAGTTGACTACCGCCGGTGAGCAATGTGCCTTTGGCGACAACCTATAAAACCCACGACAAGCATGACAAGCAGCGGCTATTATAGATTTGGGAGCGATGGGGGCGCGCAAAAGAAGCGCAAGATACAGGTGTTGCATGCCTTGCTTGCACACTTGGGATTGATGCGCAGCAAGTACGACCTATTAGCATCGTATGGCGTGGAGAGTACTACCATGCTTAGCGATGGGGACTTGGACGAGCTTATCGTACGGCTGCGGGGCATGCAGCAAGATGGCGATAGGGCAGCCGATGAGCGATTGCGCAAGCTGCGCAGCCAAGTGCTTACCGACCTGAATAAGATAGGCATATATGGGCACAGTGGCGACTGGCACCGGGTGAACGCCTACTTGCAGGAGCCAAAGATATGCGGCAAGCTCTTGTATGAGTGCAACGAGGCTGAGCTAAAGATGCTACACCGCAAGCTGCTCTCAATAGGCCACAAGCAGGCACGCCATGAAGAGCAGACCCGGCGCCTAACGATGGAAAACTAACCCCCCCACACTTATGCAAGCAAAGTACAACCTACGGATATTGGCCAGCAACACGCGCATGAGTGTGTGGTATAGCGATGGGCTTCTGCGCCGATGGCAGTTGGCAGCCGGCAAGCTGCACGCCCACTGGTATGAGCAGCTCTACAGGGTGATACCCTACCATGAGGCAGATATTGCCGACTATGCATTGCGCCATGCTGGCACTGTGGAGTACCTGCCGGGCGATAGCCCACGGGGCATGTATCAGGAGTATGTGGGTGCATGGTTTGCATTCTACAGGGGGCTTACCGGAGTGGAGCCTAAGTTTGGGGGAGCCGAGGGCAAGGCACTCAAAGAGATAGCAGCCTATTTGGATGGCGTGAGCGGCGATGCTGCCGAGGCATTGGCACTGTGGCAGCACCTATTGGGCAACTGGCGGCGATTGGATGCCTTCACCCGCGGCAAGCCGCAGTTGACCTACATTTCATCGCATTTAAACACCATTATAATACAATTGAAACATGGACAAACCGGTAGTAACACAACCACAAGTGATGCAGATGCTCTCCGGCGGGGCATCTAAGAGCGAGTTGGTGCGCGCCTTGGGGCATCTGTCGCTCGAGCGGATATTGGAGGCATCGTATCCGAGCTTGTCGCAGCTGGCAGCTGCCCATGGGGCAGATAAGTGCGAGAAGGCACTGGCAGTGATACTCTTGGAGGCAAGCAGCGCGTTTGAAGGCAGCTTTGATAAGGATACAGCCCTGGAGCTTGCTGTGGAGCTAAAGGCGCGCTACTATTACCTGAGCATGGAGGATTGCTATGTGTGCCTACAGGAGCTGAAAGGGCAAAAGCTCTACGGGCGGCTCACCCCCAATAAGGTGCTGGCAGCTATGAGCGACTATGCCGAGAGGCGATTGGAGCAAGCCGCCCTGCAAAGCCTAAACAGGCACCTTGCGCAACAAGAGCCGCGCCATGGAGCCCGAAGCGGCGACAAAAAAGAACAGGCATTCAGGGATTGGGAGAAACAATACAAGATAGACAAACTCAAAAAAAAGCAAAAGACATGACAACAACTGTGATTGTGTTTCTGGTGGTGTTTGCAGTGGCCTATTGCGTGGCTGCATTGGTGCTTGCTTACAACTACAAGGCATTGCAAAAAAGGGGTAAGCGCATAAGATGGGTGCTATACACCGCTCTCAACGGCAAGCAATATTGGCGCCCCATGACCGACCAAGCCGGTAGGCCAAAAAAGGGGAAGGGGTAGAATGAATAATGAATAATTGTAATAACGCACAGATGAAAACATTTAACACGATAACCTGCCCATCGAAAAGGGGCGAAACAGAGCAGCCCCGATTGATACTGAGTGGTATCTATGTGGCAATAAACAAGAAAGCGCAGGAGGCTTTGGGCCTAAGCATAGGCGATAGGATAGCATTTGAGCATGATGGTGCTGATTTTTACCTAAGGCGCGATGAGCATGGTTTTGCACTGCGCCAGAGCAATGGATTGTTGAAAATCACGAACACAAATTTGGTAGCGAGCTTGCGCTTGGCAGCAGGTATGGGGCGTATGGGCTTTTTGCTGGGGGAGCAGCAGGGCGATAGATGGATGCTGCATGTGTATATCCCCAGAGGTAGAAAACAAAACTCACAAACAATTAAACACACAAACAATGGAAAGCAACAGCAGTAGTATATTCGACACGCAATTTTATTTGCAGGTTACCCCACGGGGCGTACTATTTAGCAGGCTTGGGGGTTTTGAGCAAAAGGACAAAGCACTTGCCCAGGCCAAGGAACTGGAGGCAGCATTGGTAGTGCAAATGCAAACCAACAATGTAGTAATAGATTTGGCTTACGCCGAAGGAGTACCGCGCTTAGTATTTGTTGATAAAACCAAGACTGATGCGACTAATGATCTGTAGTATGGTATTGATGGTAGCAACAGTATCGGCAGCTTGGCGATTGGGTAGGCTCTGCAATTGGTGTTGCAATAAATGCAACTCGGTTTTGAGCTTAGCCAATTCGCCACTAAAGCCGCCGGCTTCGATGCCCGCTCAGAATACCGCAATCTGTGAGTGAGCAGTAGATTGGTAGATTGGTAGATTAGTGGATTGGTAGATTGGTAGATTAGTAAATCGTAAATCTGAAATCGTAAATCGTAATTCAAAAATCGCAACTCCTACAACCCTTAGAACTCTTACAACTCTTACAACTCTTAGAACTCTTACAACTCTTACAACTCCTACAACTCTTACAACTCTTAACAAAAATCACCTAACTATGACACATATTCGACGCGGCCGGTTGAATTTCTTACGCAAGGTGGTAGCTATACAGAACATCACCCTGGCACATACCCAAAAAGGGATAACCCAGGCATTTGTGTATCGCACGATTATCTATCCGCAATATTTTATTAGCCGCAGCACTTATTACTCCTATCTTGCCTATCCTGCCAAGCGCGAGCTGCGCGAGCTATCCCACGGCACGGAATAACCCATTGATTACATAGTGATATTAGGCATCACGCCCGGCAAGTGGGTATGTGGTGTATGGGCACTTTGTGTGTCGTGGTAGTTTGCGGCATACACTGCATGGTGTACTGCTATGCCGTCGGTGCGGTTTTCGCGTCTTGCAGCTGTGCGGCGCAGGCTGCCTAAGTTGCTCTGATGGGGCGGGCACCACCACTGCAGAGCTTTGTGTATTTTGCGCATTAGAATAAAATGTTGCAGACCCATGTTGCGCACATCTTGTGGCGCGTGCATATGGGTATCGCTCCAAGCCTGCGATACCACTTTGAGCACAATATTGGCATCGCATATCTGCTGGCCGCTAAGGCCAAGGTCTTCGCATCGGGCAAAGTCAATATCTATAAGCACAGCCGGGTATGCGAGAGCGGCGCGCAGCTCTATGTTGGCAAGTTGCCCTTGGTCTATGTCTATCCATGCTATTTCGGGCACTTGCGCTAATATGCGCTGGGCAATTTCATTATATATCTCTTCCATGTGGATTGGTATATTGGTGGATTGGTAAATCATCGTTGATTAAAGAATTGCTGAAACAAGCTATCGAGTTCGTTTGCAATCATTTGGTTGAGCGTTGGTGTTTGTCCCATAAACTGTCGTTTGGGTAGGTGGCCTGCGCCTTCGTTGTGCCATTGTCCGTAGTGGCGAGCTGCAACTACGGCATTGCCGCCGGTAGATTTTGCAGCGTCGGCTTCTATGCTACGGCCCAGGTCGCCGGTTTCGCCCGTGAGTATGGGGCGCAAGCGTGCAGCACCTTTGGCATAGTTTTTCACTTTTTTGCCGTCGGTTTGCCGCACGAAGTAGTCTTTTCGGCGGTTCACTTCGGGCCATTTATCGCCCTCGAAGCCTTGGTTTTGGAAGTGCTCTTTGAAGTGGTTGGCTGCCACCACGGCAACGGCATGGGGTGCCACGCTGCTGATAAAG